ATTCTGCATGAATATATAATAGGAAAAGCTAAACAGCAAATATTACAAAATGCAGCTATTAAGGGAGAAGAGATTCCTGATGAGGAAGTTAACCAGATGACTATGGATGAAGTGCAAGACACATTGGATAGCTATACATCTGTAGCTGAAAAGTGGGCTAACCATATTCTAACATGTCAGAAAGCTGAATTCAATCTGAAGGAAAAAAGCGAAGATGCATTTCGTGATATACTAATTTCTGGAAGAGAGTTCTATCATATATATGAAGACAATTCTAAACTCGGTTTTAATATCGAGGTTGCTAATCCAAAAAACACTTGGTTTCTTACAACTCCTGATAGAAAGTACATCTCTGATCCTACAGGTAGAGCTCAGGGGGCTTATGCCGCTGGTACAGTACAGGTTATGGAACTTTCAGAAATCATTGAAAGCATACCAGACCTTACTAAAGAAGAAATAGACCATCTAAGAAGTTCTCTCCAAGACTATGGACTTATTAACGTCCGTGAATCCAATCTAGGTAATCCTAATGCTGTTCCTGGTATTGACTCAGTTACCTATGATACATTTGATCCACTGGTTCTTCAAACTCGTATGATTATCGAGAGTGAAATGAAGGAGAACAATGATGGTCTTAAAGACTTCTTAGGTCTAACGTCAAATGTTAGTTCATTCGGTTATAAGTATGTTGTTGTTCGCTGCTACTGGTTAAGTAAGAAGAAGATTGGTAAACTCATCTATATTGATGAGCTTGGTAATGAGCAATCAGTATTGGTAGATGAGAACTATAAGTCTGGCACTATGCCAACACAGCAATCTCTAGAATGGGGATGGATTAACCAGTGGTATCAGGGAATCAAGATTGGTCCAGATATCTACCACGTTAAACCATTCAAACTTCTAAACTACTGTCCTATCATAGGTATCACATACGAGGTGAAGAATACAGAGGCAAAGAGTCTAGTTGACTTGATGAAGCCTTTCCAGGTGTTATATAATGTATGTATGAACCAGCTTTACAAGCTTCTTGAGAAGGAAGTGGGTAAGGTGTATTTGACATCCATCAGACACATTCCTGTTCCTAAGGATGGTGATGCTCAAGATGCATTGGACATCTGGGAAATGGAAGCTAGAAACAGAGGTGTTGTCTTTATTGATGATAGCCCTGAGAACCTAAAATCCCCAAGCTCATTCAACCAGTTTAGGGATATTGACCTTACACGTACACAAGAGATACAGTCTCGTTATACATTAGCTCAGCAACTTAAGAATGAGTGTTGGGAACTAGTAGGTATGAGTAGGCAGCGTATGGGATCTATTACAGCTAGTGAATCTGCTACAGGTGTAAATACAGCTGTGTCACAATCTTATGCTCAAACAGAGCCTTGGTTTGTGGCTCATGAATATGTTATGGGTCAGCTCTATCAAGCAATTATAGATGCTGCTCTGTATGTAGAATCTAAGAAGCCTCAGTCCACTCTTAGTTATATTACTAGCGAAGGTGAGTCAGCATTTGTATCTGTAAATGGATCAGACTTAAGATTCCGTGACCTGAAGGTATTCTTGACAAATCGTCCTGAGGATACACAAATGTTTAATGAACTGCGTCAATTGGCTCAACCTTTGATGCAGAATGGTGGATCATTGTACGATGTGATTGAGCTGTACAGCACTAAGTCTATGAGAGCTATGAAGAAGGTGTTCAAAGATTTACGTGATAAGCAAGAGGCTATGGAACAGCAGAAGCTTCAGATTCAGCAACAGCAAGTTGAACAACAAGGTCAGATTGCTCAGGCTCAACTTCAACAAGCTCAGATACAGAAAGAACAAGATATAGCTAATCAGAATTATCAGAACGAACTTGATCGTATCAACAAGAAAGAGATTGCTTTGATTGCTGCTGAGGCAAAGAACATGGGTCCTCTATCTGATGTAGACAAAACTGGTACTCCTGATGTATTGGAAATCAGTAAGTTAAATGCAGAACAAGAAAGAACTACTAGAGACTACCAGGCAAAGATGGCTGACCTTAATACCAAGAACAGACTGGCTGCTGAAAAGATTGCTCTCGAAAGGGAGAAGTTACAAGTGGATCGTGAGAATCAGAAGAACGATCTAGCTATCGCTAAAGAGAATGCTAAAGGTCGTGCTAAAAAACCTAAATAATGTTTGATAAACTAATAGATATAATAGTTGAATGGTTTAATTACCTTACTCCTGCAGTGATTATTCCCAACTATGAACAGGCAGTTCTATTAAGAAGTGGGCATTTTAGGAAGGTATTGGGCCCAGGATTTCATCTCAAGATTCCTATATTTGATGAGGTGATACCACAACATGTTGTTGTTACCACTCTCAGTTTAGCTCCTCAGTCCTTATATACACAGGATAAACAGAACATTGTTGTGAAGGGAGTGATTAAATATAGGATTGCTGATGTTAAAACATTTCTATTAGAGGTGTTTGATGCTCAGGATGCTCTTGCTGATATGACCCAGTCTATCATTAAGAATATTGTAATATCATCCTCGTTAGAACAATGTATTGATCCTGAAATGGACAACCTTTTGACTAAGAAGGTTAGGGTGGAAGCTAAGAAGTGGGGAGTTGAGATTCAACAAGTTACACTTACAGACATTGCTCCAATTCGTAGCTTCAGAATAATAAACGACACGGTTATAAACAAACTTGATTAGATTAAAAAATATTAATGCTATATTATCTGTGAAAACCACTGATATACTGTATTAACTCTTTGCTATTCAATACGTTTTATCTACTTTTACGTTTCATAAACCAAGAAAAATAAACTACATATGGCTGAGAACCTTGATATGCCATCATTTGGCAACTTTAGTATTGAGAATACTATGGAAATGGGTGCTGGAAATGCAGAACTTCTTAATGACCTTATGTCTCCTGAAACATCTACAGGTAGTCCTGATGATATTCAGAAGATTGTAAAAGAAGTAGAACCTGCCACTCCAGATCCAAAACCTGATGTTCCAAAAGGTAAGGAGATTGTTCCAAAAGAAGATGGTAAAGAACCTAGCGGTCAAGACCTGATTTCTAGCTTCCTAGGAGATAATTCTAGTGAAGAGGAAGAGGATGCAGAAGATGTTGATCCTCAACCAGTTAAGAAGAAAGCTCCTGCTGCAGACAAACCTGCTGCTGAAGAAACTGAATCTGAAGAAGAAGAAGGAGATGAACAAGTGAGTCAATTCACTGCACTTTCTCGTGACCTATTTAAACTAGGTGTTTTTTCTAAAGATGAAGATGAAGAAGATATAGACATCTCAACTCCTGAACAATTCTTGGAACGCTTCCAAGAGGAAAAGAAGAAAGGAGCTATAGAGGTGGTGAACAACTTCATTGGTCAATTTGGTGAAGATTATCAACAAGCGTTCGAGGCTATATTCGTAAAAGGCGTTAATCCAAAAGAATATTTTGGTGCATATAATAACGTAGTGAGCTTTTCTGACATGGATCTCTCACAAGAGAATAACCAAGTGTCAGTAATTAAACAAGCTCTAGCTGATCAGGGATTTGAGCCTGAAGACATCGATACAGAGGTTGAAAGACTCAAGAACTATGGCGATCTGGAAAGTGTAGCGACAAAGCACCACAAAGTGCTTGTTAAGAAGGAAGCCCAGAAACTTGCCCAAATGGAGCAAAAGGCTGAGCAAGAGCTACAACAGAAACAAGCTATTAAGAATCAGTATATTAATAATGTTCAACAAGTCCTACAGGACAAGTTGAAATCAAAGGAGTTTGACGGAATACCCATCAACCCTAAGTTGGCAAATGAACTACAAGACTTCCTGCTGGTAGATAAATACAAAACAGCATCAGGAGAAACTCTCACAGACTTTGATAAGACCATCTTAGAGTTGAAAAGACCTGAAAACCATGCAACTAAAGTAAAGGTTGCACTGCTATTAAAGATCCTAGAAAAAGATCCTACATTATCTACCATCCAAAAAACAGGCGTTACAAAGAAATCTAACGAGCTGTTTGGGGAAGTAGCTAGACAGGTAACTAAGACTAAATCTAGCGGTGGCTCTCAGCCTTCTAAACAAAATTCATGGTTTTTATAATTTTTTCATAAACACAAAAGAATAAAAAATGGCAATTCAAACAATCCCAGGTCTAACTGGCTTTACGTATGCTCGTGTCGCTTCTATGGACAAGCGTGCTGTAGGTAAGCTGACTGATGCTAACCACCTGGAGAGCTTCCACTCAACTGAGCCTGCTGATTACGATAAAAAGATAATCAGTCTTTATACTCAGAGCTCTCTTTACAGCAATGACTTTCTTGACATGATCAACAAAAGCACGCCTTATTACATTGATAATAATAGCGATGCTTGGAAATGGCAAGTAGCTGTTCCGTACAAATTCCCTAAAATCATTGATGTTCCAACTGCCACTCAAGAGTTGCAGAAGCCTGGTATCGATGGTCAAGAGTTCCAACTGGTACTTGACACAAATGAGTTCTCTAAGAACGCTATCATTTCTGTAGGTTCTCGTCAGTATGGTCCTCGTTTCTACGTTATTAAGGATCCAGTTCCTTGGAACATGGGCTTCCTTTATAGCTTCACTTTGGTTAGTGATAACCCAACTGTAGATTTCGTTAGCTCTACTTTCTTACAAGTAGGTATCGAACTTGAGTTGGTTGATGCTGCAATTGGTGAATTCGATCAAGATTTGTTAGGTCTTCCTCGTTTGGGTGAGCAAATCACAATGTTTGAATCTTTAGGTTCTGCATATGGTTTTGAGCACAAAATCACTGAGTGGGCTGATGACAAAATGATGCGTGATTCTGCTGGTCGTCCTTTGGATATCCTAGTATATGCACCTCAGCGTCGTAACCAACTTCCTTTAACTCGTAATGATGTTAAATGGGAGCCATTTATTGAATTCTGGATGCGTAAGTCTATGCTTGAGTTGAAAGTTAAGCGTATGATTTGGAGCAAGCCTGGTACTGTTAAGACTAACGGATCTAAGCAAGAGTTGAAGCGTACTTCAGCTGGTGTTTACCACCGTATGCGTAACAACGGTAACCTTGTACAGTATAACCGTGGTGAGTTCACTGCGAACTTAATCCGTGCTGTCTTTGGTGATCTGTTCTATCGTCGTGTGGATGTTAAAGATCGTCGTGTTAAAATGTACACTAACGAAGCAGGTTTTGACGTGTTCCAACAAGCTTTGAAGACAGACGCTTTGAACAGTGGTCTTACCTTCATGGCTGATAGCGGAAACCGTTACATGCAAGGAGAAGGACAACACATCACTTATAACTTTGCATTCGATGCAATGGTTACACGTGAAACAGGTCGTGTTGAACTTATTCACTTGAAAGAACTTGACCTTCCACAATCTAACCTAGAATTTGGACAGAACAAGAAGTCAACTCCAGTATTCATGGTGTTCGACGTATCTCCAATGTCTGATGGTTCTATGGTTAATAACATCCGTGAAGTTCGTATGAAGGGTGCACCTTCTATGACTTGGGGATATATCGATGGAACTCGCCACCACTTAGGCTTTGCTAAGTCTCAGGGTATGAGCTCTGCGAACAAATTCCCAGGATATGAAATCTGGATGAAGGATCGTTGTGATGTATTCATTGAGGACTTGTCTCGTACAGTGTTGATCGAAGAGATCCCACAATTCTAATAAGAATACAGCAAGAGCTGTTCTTATAATCTACCGAGGAGAGAATGCCCCCCACTTCAATGTGGGGGAGCTCTTCTCAACTCTACAGAGTGTTGAATTGGGGTGTCTCCCAATTGCAGGTCCCTTCGGTGGGAATCACTCTGCAAACAAAACCAAATAAATAAACTACATATGGGTAAGTTAGGTAAAATCTCAACACTTAAGAAAGAGTATAACAACTCTCAACTTCAAACAATGCAAGGTGGTCTTTCACTTAAAGGCTTAACACGTATTCCTGGTACTGGTGTATTCAAGTATCCTTATAAAGAACTTGATGGTCAGTATAGGACAGGACTTGATCCAAACGCTGCTTACATTCGCAGAATCTCTGATCCTCTTGAGAGAGAAATGGAGATTGAGCGTGTAACAGCTCTAAGAGAAAGATTACAAGTTGCTCTTGGTGATGTTAACTTAGGTCCTCGTTCTAGTTTCTGGAACTATGGATTATCAACATCTACAGATGATACATTGCATGTACAGCCTGTAAAATTACTTGATGGTGATAACTTTTTCGATCTTTCTATTCCTTTTCAGGAATTAGCATTCTCTTGGTTACGTGTTCATCCAACAATTGCAAGCTCTTATCAGGCTTGGGAGCGTGGTGAATATCCTGCTGATACACAATTCTATGTAGCAGACGAAGAGATTGAAAATGCTGTTTTGTTCAAGAAGAAACAAATGATTAACAAAGCTATTGTTAAGTTTGACAGCATGACTCCTGAAAGAAAAAGAAAAGTGGCACGTCTGTTGGGATTACCTGTAACTGATGATACTAAAGAGGAAGCAGTTTACAACCTTGTAGATAATGTCCTCAAACAAACCGAGTTTAAAAACGGTAAGTATCAGGGACTTAATCCTGTTGAAGTGTTCACACGCTTTGCAGACATGAAGGATAACTTACTCCATATCAAAGACTTAGTGAAACAAGCTCTTACACATTCTATATACAGATCTAAACCTAATGGTAAGGTGTATGAGGGTGAGTTTGAAGTAGCTAAAGATGAAGATGATTTAATTAAAATGCTTGCTGACGATGATAATCAGGACATGCTTCTGACTCTCGAAGGTAAGTTGAAAACTAAGAAATTAGCTGCAGTATGATACCAGTAGATAGTTTATTGTATAAGATAGACCAGAAACTAAATAAACTATCGACTAATATACATCAGCAGATAAACTTAGAAGATAAGATTTTAGCTCTTAATGAAGCTCAAATCAAGCTGATAAAACAAAAGGTTGATGGTTTTAGTGTGGTAAGTGGAATGGGACTCGATGCTTTTAAGAAGCGTTATGAGGACCTCCAAAGTTTGGTTGTTACCTACAATCATCAGCCTCTTGACTTAACACTCAAGAATGCTGAACTAAATCAATGGTTTGCTAATCTGCACCTTCTTAATCCTAAGTATATGTTCTATATTGATAGTTATATACTTGCTGACAAAGGAGTGTGTAAGGATAGAAAGATCTGGATTAACAGAGACTTGGCTAAACATGGTGACTTACAGTTCATCCTGAATAACGATCACTACAAGCCTTCCTTTGAATATCAAGAGACTTTCAACTTCCTCTCGACAGATGAAATATCTATCTTCACAGATGGTACCTTCACTCCGAGTAAGATATATATGTCTTATATGAGATATCCAGTGTACATAAATGCAGAAGGATATGTTATGTTAGACGGACAACCATCTTATAATCAAGATTGCGAACTTGAACTCTATCTAGAGGACGAACTATTAGATTTAACAGTACAGAATCTGGCAATGTACACAGAGAACGCTGCTGCTGTTCAAAGTGCACAGTTTAGAATACAGACAAACGAATAAATTTTTTCAATCACCTAAAATAAAACAAAATGGCTGATTTTTCATTAACTACGCTCTTCGTAGTACCAGTAGGGCAAACTGCGCTCCCTAGCTCTGGATCTACGCAAGACTTAACTCCTGGCCAAGTTGGTATTTTCAAAAATGATTATGCCGTGGCTACAGCTGTAAACATCGCAGCTGCTCCTTACTTTTATGTTGCGCAGGGCCGTACAAACACTTATCTGCAAGGCTCTAAGCGTTCTGATAAGATTAAAGGTTGTCCTTCAGGTGCTGGTTGCAATAGCAACGTAACTGAGTGGTATAAAGTGAATGGTTGTCCTACACCTGTAACTCAAATTACAGATGTAACAAACTTCAACGTACAGTGTGGTGATGTTATCACTGTAACTTTACGTGCTCACTCTAGCTACTTAGACACTCTGTATTTCAACGGTTTTACACGTTCAGTAACTGTAAACGCACCTTGTTGCGATTGTGGTGGAGATCCTTGCTCTATCGTTGATATCCCTGCATTGATTGATGATATCATCTATCATTTCTTATTGCAAGCTCCTGGTAACAACCCTGACAACATCACCTTCTCTGATTTCTATCAGTTCCAAAGAATTGGTAACGACCAAAACGCTTTCTTGCGTATCACTGGTAAGCCTCTTACCAAATATGGTCAGCCTTGTGATGTTGCAGCATTTCCTTTCGAGTATGACCGTATGTGGTTCCGTACATTCGTGTACAGTGGACCTGCAACAACTGCTGACTTCATTGTAGCAGATGCTTGTAACATTGTAGCTGATGCTACCGTTGTACAGCGTTCTTCTTATGCAGTGGGTACTTCTGCTGAGATTGCTCAGTTGGAGAAAAACTTCTACAGCTACCAAGCTGGTTACCTGAAGCATTTGTACAGAATGAATGGTTACAACGAGAACTTTGAAAGCTGGGTATCTGATGGTACTACCTACGATACTTACTACATCAAGTTCAATGAGTATGACAAGTCTGCATATCAGTGGGGTGACTACATTTATGAAGATGCAACTGTAATCATTGCTGTTGCAAGCGGTAGTGCTGCTGCAACTGCTATCGAGGCTGTTCTTGTTGCTGGTTTGGGTCCTGTAGCTGGTGATAACTCTTGTATCACAACTACATCCACTACAACTACTGTATGGCCTTCTACTACTACTACATCAACTTTGATTCCGTAATAGTAGGATAAACCTAGATTATAAACCTAAGCCAGAGGTGAGAGGATTCAAACTCAATCCTCTGGCTTATTTATTTAAAACAACATGGCAGATTTAAAATTAGACATATTAGTAATTCCTACGTATAATACACTTACACTAGGTGTTGCTGATGCATCTATCTACCCTACAAACCCTCCTGTTGTTTCTGGAGCCACTATTGAGATTAATGTCCCTAACTTTGGAGTGGTTGTTAAACCATTCAATGTTAATGACTTTAACATATTCACTTCTTCAAACTTAGGTATCACTGCACCAGGTGTGGATCAACCACTTCCTGATGGTGTATACTACCTGAAATATTCTGTAGCACCTGCATATTTAAACTTTGTAGAAAAGTCAATCATGCGTGTTGAAAGATTACAAGAGAAGTTTGACGGAGCATTTATGAAGCTTGATATGATGGAATGTGATAGAGCTATTAAAACACAAGCAAAGGTGGATTTAACTTCTATCTATTTCTTCATCCAAGGATCAATAGCTGCTGCAAACAATTGTGCTACACAGGAAGCTATGAAACTATACAATCAGGCAGATATAATGCTTGATAACTTCCTGAAGAATAATTGTGGTTGCTCTGGAAATAACTACGTTATAAACTTCTATTAATATGGCAAAATGTAGAAACTGCGGAGCTAATGTTGGCTGCGGATGTCAATTGATAAATGGTCTTTGTGCAGCATGTAACGGTGCTGTAAAACAAGGAAGAAAAATTATAAGAAATGTTATCACCCAGGCTTACAAATTGTCCAGAATGCGCTAACATTCCTTCTCTGATTGCAGAGATAGATTGTAAGCTCGCTGATCTGGCTAGTAATTTGTACAACAATGTTGTATATATGTTAAACCAACCTGTTCCTGGTGGGACAATGTTGGACCTCCTTAACTACAGGAGGATTCTTGTTTATAAATATTGCAATCCTAATTATAATGCTGAGTTCACTGTGAACATGATTGCCAGCAGAGTTAAAATTTTAAAATTTAGATAAATGGCTTGTTCTAATTGCTATAATGGATGCACGGAGATTATATCTGATCAATGTGTCAAGTATACAGGAGTAGATGTTCCAGTTTTGGGAATTCAAACAGGAGACTCCCTGTCATATGTTGAACAAGCATTGATTGGATTTCTCACTTCTACATTAGATGGTACAGGTATCAAACTAGTTATTGATCCTGATATCATATGTGAGATTATAAATAAAAACTTGGTAGAGTGTGAAGACCTTACACTGGTTAATGTAATTAATGCCCTGATAAAAGCCGTTTGTGAACTAGACACAAGAGTTACTGCTCTTGAGGATGATTTTGCTGCATTAGAAGGACCCTACACAATAGGATGTCTTACTGGTGTAACATCAACCTCTGGAACACATGCTATTTTACAGGCTACTATTACAAAACTTTGTAGTGTAGAGGTTGCTCTCAATGCTCTTGCTTTAAATGTTAGTACCAACTATGTAAAGCTTGCAGATCTTAATTCACTTATTGCTTCTTACCTTGCTAGTGTAGGAACTACCACTAAATACTACAATCGTATGGTTCCATACGCTGTTGTAGAATATTATGGTCCTCTTACAGGTAACTTTGATGCAACAGGTGCTGGGCTAGGTGACTGGGAGAAAATCTATTTGTGTAACGGTAATAATGGTACACCTGACAAAAGAGGACGTGTTCCTGTAGGTGCTACAACTGGCATGGGTGGTGGAGCTCTAAACCCTGCTGTTGATCCTGCGGTTGCTGGTAATCCTGCTTATGCTTTGTTAGGAACTGCTGGTTCAAACACTGTAACTCTTAGCCCTACACAGATTCCTGCTCACTCTCACTCAGCTACAGCTACTGTAGTTGATAACCATTATCATTTTGTAGCAGCTAGCGATAGCACTGGTAGTTGTGACATTATAACATCAACTGATCCAGTTGCAAGAGCAGGAAGTTGTGGAACAAATCCAGCTTATGAACTTAGAAAAAGTGGTGAAACTACAGCAACTCTTGGTAAATCAAGCGGAGCTCAAGGTACAATTGATGTATCTGTAGCAATAGGCTCTACAGGAGGTGGATTAGCTCACTCTAACTATCAACCTGGTCTTGGTTGTTACTACATTATGTATATCCCTTAATAGCTTAAACTCTCTATAATGCAATTCACTCCTCCACAATATTGTAGCCCCTGTCAAGATCCCTGCCAATCAAAGGTTGTGGGGTCTGATCAAGTTGGTTATACTGGACCAAATCTTCCTTGTACTAATGTACAGACATGTGATTCGTTGAGTGTGGCTCTTCAAAAGATTGATGAGCAAATCTGTGATTTAAAAAGTACTGTTATTTCTTTACAGAACCAAATTAATGCTTTAACTACTACAACAAGTACATCTTCTACTACTACTACTAGCACAACGACTGTAACTCCTCCTACAACAACCACCACAACAACGTTAGCAGAGAGCTATCCTGTAACTGTTTATTTAGCTGTTAATGGATTAGTTCCATCACCTGTTACAATATGGTATGACACTGGAAGTGGGTGGCAAACTTGGAATATTTCTCCAGGTAATTATCCAAGTTATATACCATCAACAACTTTCCCTATAGCTGCTGGAGGCACATTTATATTTGGTATTAGAAACTTTTCAAATCAAGACTTGTTGTTTGGTCAAGGACAAGTGTCAGGAGATTTCACTTCTAAATGTGGTATATCAAATCCAGTATCACAAGTAATTAATGGTGTAACTAGTATATATGCAAATCTACAAATACAAGATAATGCATATGTACTTTGTCCATAATATTAAAAAGCTCTGTTTGTTGGTTTTCAGGGCTTCTCCTGGGGGTTTTTACCCCTGGGAGTTTTTTATTTATAACAAGTTTAGTTAGAATAGATAACTAGAAAGGTTAAAATAATTTGGAAAATATCAAAACTCTTTCGTATCTTTACTGCAATTTTAACTAAATTAAATCGTAAATGCCTGAAAATCAATCCCTTCTGCACCAGCTGGAGCAGATGCTTCACTGGAAAAAGAGCAAAAAGTTCTATGCAGAGAAACTAAACATTACAGAGGATGAGGTTGATTCGTTGATAAGAGAGTTAAGGAATTCAGAAAGTATAAGAAATGAGGCAGAAACTGCCAGCTATATTGGAGAACTAGAAGATGCAATTGTAAGGTTTTCCGAGGATGTGGAAAAGGGAACAGGTGAGATAGTCTTTAATAGTAAAGAAGAGATCAAAGATTTAGACGATTTAATTGAGAAGTGTAAGATTGATACAGACAAGTGGGAAATAACTAAATACGTACAAAACTACTGGGGGAATGCTGACCAGCCTCATTATCAAGTGAAGGCTTGGCTTGGTAAAAAGAAAGGAGAACAGGTATTCCAAGACTCCTTTATAGAGTTCCTCAGTTCATACACTCCTGCTTCTCAGGAGATAATGTCTCCAAAACTACATCCAAGCAAGTCTAATGCTGCTCTTGTTATTAACAAACAGGATGCGCATTACAATAAGATTGATGTAGATGGAGATAACAACATTAAAGAAAGATTTGCTAGAATGGCTTACAGGACTGAAACAATCCTTGCACAAGCTGCTTTAGCAAATAACTTAGATAAGATTGTATACATTATTGGATCAGATGAATTCAATAGTGAGTTTACAGGAACTACAACCAAAGGCACTCCACAACAGAATATTGGAGGTTACCATGAGTCATTCAAATCAATATGCGATCATGAGGTTCTTATGATTTCATTGCTACTCAACTACACAAGTAATGTGGATGTGATATATGTAGCTGGTAATCACGATGAATATGTAGGATGGCACATGATAAATTGGCTGCAAACCTACTTTAGATATATCCCTGGAGTGACATTTGATTGTTCTCCTAAGTATAGGAAGTACGTAAGTTATGGAGTTACAGCTATGATGTTTAATCATGGTGATGCTATCAAACCTGCTAAACTTGCTGGTATATTCCCAATGGAATATAAAGATAATTGGTCTGACCATGAAGTGTTTTACATATTCACAGGTGATAAGCACCATGAATTGAGTCAAGACTTTAACGGAATTAAATTTTACCAAATCCCTGCATTCTCAAATGCAAAGAGTGGGTGGGATGAGAAGAATGGATACACGTGCGCGAGAGGTGAGGTAACTGCGTTTCTCATTGATGAGCTCTATGGGATGACGAACATATTCAAACAATATTTATAATGTCTACTTTTAGGAAATTAGTTTCAGATGTACGCTCTATGCATAAACTGTTGTCAACTGATAATTTGATAACAGATAGAGCTGTTATGTCTGAGATTAAGAACAATGCCTTCCTTTTGATTAAACGTGAGACTAATCTGAGGAAGCTTTGGGCTACTGACACAGTATTCACTACCATCCCTTGTTTAGAGATGGTAGAGGTTCCTATTTCTGAATGCTGTGATTATGTCGATCCTTGTTCTGTAGCTAGAACTAAACTCAAGCTCCCTCGCATCACTGAAGGTAACTATCAGTATGTTATCCAGGGTGTTTACTCAATCAATGCGATGAGTGGACAAGGAAAGAAACTAAAAGAAATAACCATCAATCGATACATTAACTTGCTTAAGCTTCCTATCATTAAGAAGGAAGAATACTACTGGATTTCTAATGGATATCTTTATGTAAACAATCCACTTCTCAAAGCTATCAGACTTGTTGCTTTGTTCGAGGAGGATGTTCCTAATTCCATTATGTATCCAGAGTGTGGTTGTGGTACTCCAGAATATACAACAGAACAACTTTGCAAGAACCCTCTTGACAATGAGTCTCCTGTTCCTGGTTACCTAGAGAAGCAAGTCCTCGAGCTAACTTCCCAGAAGTTACTATCCACCTACTTCAAATTGAAGACAGACATCACAAGTGATGGAGTTGATGGTCAAGCACCAAACGCTCCAAACCTTAGATGAGATGAGAATTAAGATAGACTGGAGAAGCGCAAGTAAAGAAAACTACAGCAATTTTTGCAAGAAGAATCCTTCTATCAAACTTACGTTTGACGAGTGGAGGAACATCATTTACACCTACAATGAGGCTTTCAAAGAATACATCCTGGAGACAGGAGAAAGAGCAAAGCTTCCATATGGGTTTGGTGAGTTCTCCATTAATAAAAAGAAACGTAGAAAGATGAAAGGAGTGGATGGTAAAGAGTTTGTCAATCTTCCTATTGATTGGAAAAAGACAAGAGAGAAAGGTAAGCGTATCTACAACTTTAATTTTCATACAGAAGGATACTTCTTTGGATGGATGTGGTTTAAAGATACAGCAAGGTTTAGACACTCAGGACTCTGGTACTTCAAACCATCTAGAAACACATCAAGATTGCTGTCACACTATATCAAAACCAGTGATACATATCAGCATATTTATCATGAATGGAAAAAGTAAAATAGATGTCATACTATTACAAATATAACTTCATCTCCCCTGAGATTGTCTATTCCACTGTAAAGGAAGAGTTTAAAAGCTACTTCGATACAGGAGCTATTGATGATCTTATGTTCCCTACCTACCTAGAGAAATGCTTACTTAAGCTAGGTAGAGCTACGTATGTGATTCAGGAGGAAGTACTTTACATTAGTGACTATGAAGCAAGGCTCCCAGACAACTTCTATGCTGTCCGTGAGGCTTGGTTATGTACAGCTGTAAATGGTTTTCCTTATCAACAGGCTAACTCATTCTACTCACAAGCTGCTACAGCCACAACAATCCAGGTGAGCCCCATCACATATGGTGGACCATCTTGTCCTAGTCCTTGCTGTGGTAACGTAGGGTGTGATGGATCTTGTATGCCTGAGATTATACAAACAGTGTACAAGACTAATAATCAGGCTCCTGTTCTCTACCAAAGAGAGTATTTATTAAAACCTGGTAACATCTCTGCAAGAAGAAACTGTGGAGTAGAATATACAAATAACTGGGAGTTCTATGCACAAGCTCCTCCTCTCAATGAGTTCACTCCTGGTTCTGCTGGATATGACTCATTTGATATTAGAGATAATAAGTTTGTTACAAACTTCCGTAATGGTATTGTGCATTTAATTTTCTATGCTACGGAATATGATCAGGTGGGTAACCAAATGATCCCCAATAACTTCCGTGTTAGGGAATATATAGAGGCTTTCATCAAGTACAAGATGATGGAAACTCTCACCAACCAGACCAATGATGAGACCTTTAATCAGCTCCAACAGAAGCTTGCATATTACAAGCAACAGGCTGAGGAAGCATTCATCATGGCTGATATTGAGATTAAGAAACAAGATCCTTGGGCTAAACAGCGTAGGATTAAGAATGACCTGAACAGATTTAATATGTATGAACTTCCTAACCGTACTAACAGATATGGTTGGAGACGCAATAATTAATACTAATGGCTGAACAAGAACAAGGTAACGTTAGACAAGAGTATAATAATGCCACCACTGGTCTTAATATGGACCAGACAGTTAATCAGATTCCGAAAGGTAAGCTGACATATGCATTGAATGCTGTTGTTGAAAACTTTGATGCTAATTCTGTAAACTATCAGAATGAGCCTGGGAATGAGCCTTGCGTTTCATTCCCTTCTGGCTTTGTATTGGTTGGTACACATTTCATCCAGGAGAGAAACAAACATATATTCTTCATCACTAACCCTGAAACAGGTGGTAGTCAGATTGGATATATGGAGAATAACGATTGTATATACCGTGTACTTGTAAATGCTCCTTGTCTTAACTTTAATGTTAACTATCCCATCCTCAAGGCAGCACACAAGATAACCAACTGCACTACAGAAATCTACTGGACAGATGGTTACAATCCTAGAAGATACTTAGATATTGATGACATTCCAAAGATATTAAAGTCTGGTACTCCTTTCTGTAATCCAGAGTATACAGATGATGTAGACTGTAATCAGTTAAAGCTACAGCCTAATTTTAAGATTCCTCAATTAGAAGTGGTTGATGTTACTAGCACAGGTAATCTGATTGCTGGTACATACCAGTTTGCTATCCAATACTCTGATCCTCAGGGTAATCCTTACACTTCCTACTACTCTGTTACCAATCCCACTCCTATTGCTGATGAGTTCATAACATCTGTGAACTTTAACTATCCTGTTGGTAAATCCATCATCCTTAATATAAGCAACTTAGAGGATACAGGACTATATCAGTATTTCAACTTAGCAGTGATTAGAACTGTTAATGCTATCACTTCTGTTGAACTTGTAGGCACTTATTATATTGATAATGTCCAGAAGCAAATCACATACACTGGTCAGAACGTAACACAAATACGTCTAACTGTTGATGATATATTTGAGAAATTCCCTTACTATGATATTGCACAAGACTTAACAAATGTGCAGGACATTCTCGTTTGGGATAACTTAACATCAATTGATCGTATTAACTACCAAAGCATTGCTAATCAAATCAATCTGTTATGGGAGAGCTGGAGAATACCAGCTAATGAAAACTATGCAGATGAGTTGAACGCAACCAATCTCAGAGGATATTTGAGAGATGAGGTTTATGCTTTTGAGATAGTATTTTTGCTTAGAAATGGTAAGCAAACTGATGGTTTCCATATTCCTGGTAGAATTAAAGGCCCTTCAGAAACATTACAACCAGACGTACCAGACACTAACCCAGACTTTATAGGCAATCCTGATTACGCATCTGGAGGAATAGGATATAGTCCTTATTGGAAAATCTATAACACAGGATCTGTAATTGGTACAAGTCCTGGTTACTCTCCTGCTCCTGAATACAAAGGTCCTTATCAATATGGCCAGTTTGGTTATTGGGAATCAACAGACACCTATCCATGTAATGTAGATGTATGGGGTGATCTTGCTGGTCAACCTATTAGACACCATAAGTTTCCTGACATTAATATCAGTCCTGCGTATGAGTCTAAGATATTCTTAGGCCCTAATACAATGGTTCAGGGTAATGATGCTGTATTTCCTATTGGTGTGCAGATAGATGTACAACAAGTTAGTGCGCTAATTCAAGCATCTAATTTAACACAAGAACAAAAGGATGAGATTGTAGCATTTAAGATTATTCGTGCAGACCGTGGTACTAATAAGTCTATTGTAGCAAAGGGCATTCTTAGAAATGTTAATACATACGAAAGAGAGAAGCAAACCTACTTCTATCCTAACTATCCTTATAATGATCTTAACCAAGATCCGTTCCTTAATTCTACAAATAATGCTTGGAGTCAGATATGTGATGGTTATAATGTAATAATTACTGTATTAGGTCCTGATCCAAATGGTGGTCCTGACTTTGCTGAGGTACAATACACAGATTGTAACACTAACAAACAGGGCACACAAAAGTATTATTCTATAGGTACATTCCCACTTTGCTCTACCAGCAAACCTGTTATACTTGCTCCTGCAGAAGGAAAAACTGGACTTTCTACATATGAAGAGTGGACAGTAACAATATGTCCTCCTACATTCCTAAAAGCTGGAGGAAGAATTGAGTGGGATGATATATATGAAGGAATATCTCAAACATGGGTTAATGGTTGGCCAAGTGTAGACACTTTAACTCTTTCTGTAGTTCCTGGAACAGGTGGACCTGTAGCAATAGAAAATCCTGAAAATATTTGCATCACTGGACCTGTACTTGTCACTGGAAAAAATTGTAAGATTCAGAATCCACAACCTGGATTTACAGAAAAATACAGACAGATATTTAACTCTCCTGAAACATCTTTTGGACAACCATTCCTAGGTGATATTCTGAAGCTTGAGAGTGTAATGTTTGGTGGAGGTTTTAGTGCAGCAGCAATGTTTGCTGCATATCAAGCGTATTTAACCATATACGTAAATGGTATTACTAGAAAGAACTATGCTTATTCTTTCAACTCTGTGGCTGATTATAACTATGGAGTGGGAGTTCCTGATAATCAGGGAATTAAACAACGTACTCTTGATATTGCTAGATATTTAATACCTGGTGTACAGAATGTTGGTGATATACATAACATCAACAACTTCCAAAGAGAATCATCTGTTTATTTGAGAACTGATATAGGTAAACAAGCTCTTCCGTTCCCAGATCAGAGTCCTAACATGTTATCTGGAATTGTTCCTATTGTTACAGATAAATCAAGATTCACTATATCAGAGGCAGGAAATTGTGATGTTCCTGCTAAGGAAGAAGATATATCTGTAGTGTCTTATTATGCTTCTCTTAAGAATGTGTTTGTAAATCAATATGGACAAATCTATTCTTATGACACTGTAGATACTGGATTCCAAGCATTTGTGGATGCTGACACTCCTCAGATACAAACTGTATTTGGTGGTGATACATTTATCAGCAGATTTACATTTAAGACCAAGCTTCCATTCTTCATTGATAATCGTGTTAATGCTCCAGATGATAGTGACATATTCTATGATGAGATAGGTAACATAGCTTATCCGAAATACTGGCATTCAGCTCGTTCTATTTTAAGTAACTACACAAGTGGTGGTGGTTTGCTCACTAACATTATTTCCTACAAAGCTCACGAGTTTGATTGTCCAAATAGTCAATTACCTGCACCTCCAGCTGAAAATCCTAATAGAACTTTCTATGATGGATATTTCTACATGTTTGCTTATGGTATTCCCAACTTCTATTGTGAAAGTTCTTATAATGTAGATTTACGTCAGGCGTTCAATAATAGAGAAGGAGACTACTGGCCTCATGTAAGTACAGGTATTCCTGATGACTGGGTACAAGAAAGCTTTGTTCCTATTGCTCAGGATAACACTTATTACTATAATGTTACATTCTCTAAACAGAACAGGGAGAACACCTTCACTCACCTGCCTATAGATTGGGACAAACCTTGTTACACCTACTATCCATTCAGGGCTATTTATTCTGATGCTCAGAACATAGATGCTGATAACAGGGTCAATAGCTGGTTAATCTACAGATCAATATCTTATTTTGACTTCCCTCAGAACTATGGAGACTTAATCTCTTTAGATGGTATTCAGAACAGAGCTGTGTTAGCTAGATTTGAGAACAAGACGTTGATGTACAACAACTTGTTGACAATCGATACTAGCAATCCTCAAGCTGCTTATGTTGGTAATCCTATGCTCTTCAGAGGAGCTCCTCCAATTGATTTTGCTGAAACTGATTTGGGGTATGTAGGAACCCAGCACAAGATGCTTCTGAAGATTCCACAAGGACAGGTAACTATTGATGCTAAACGTGGTCAAGTTTTCTTAATCACTGGTACACAAGCTGTGGATCTATCAGGATTTGGTTCAGGACTTAATAGGTTCTTTACAGACCATCTAGCATTTGAAATCTTACGTTACTTCCCAGATGTACCTGTAGACAACCATTATAACGGTATTGGTTTACATGGTGTATATGATAGCAAGTATGATAGAGTATTAATAACTAAGCTTGACTACATCCCTAAGAGCAGTGATGTTAAATGGGATGCTGTAAATAGAGAGTTCTATGTAGAAGAGGTGTATCCTCAAAATGGTCCTACAACAACTAGCACCACTACACTAGCTGGTACTACAACAAGTACCACTACTAATCCAGGAACTTTCACTACCACTACAACTATTCGTCCTATAGTTACACGTAAGGTGGTGTATGTTACAGATCTAGAATACTTCTGTAATAAGAGCTGGACTGTGTCATTTAACTTCAACACTAAGAGCTGGATAAGTTTCCACACCTATTTCCCTAACTGGTACATTGGTGAGAACAACTTCTTCTACTCTGGTATTAATGGATGTTGCGAAGATCTTGATGCTATTGTTGGTACACTTGGACCTATTCCAACTACCACCACTACATCTAGCACATCTACAACATCTACAAGTTCTACAACAACTACCACTACAACAAAGAGTTGTAACTTAGAAGGATCTGCTGTAGAGAAAAGTTGTAATCTTGGAGGATCAGCAATAGTGATTGGACCAACTCCACCTCCTCCTTGTACAAGGCCTTCAAGTTTAATAAATGATGTATTCTTTACAGGATACGATATTATATCTCCACCATCTAATGTTGTTTCTACAGGAAGCTTAATAGCTGCATGTAATGCTGTGGTATATTTGAATGCAAACATTATAGATGGAGTTTATGTAAACGTTATACCTACATTCCTAACCATCCAATATCAAGGACTTTATGTTGGATCTAAGGTGTTTGTAGCAAATGGTACAAATAATTGTGCAACCATCCCTGACGGCTGGTACTTTACAGGAGCTTCTCAGTCAGTGAACACAGTGTTCCAAGTGGTGGGTGGACTAATTGTATTTATTACTAACTGTAGTACAACTACCACAACAACAACTTCTGCACCTTAACACAATATAACAATGACAGTATTAATAACATTAACAACAGCTGGAACGGATACAGGTCCTTTTGATCTCTACTCAAATGTAGATGGTTATGTTTCAGCATTTGAAACAGGAGTGTCTAAAGCAGCTCTTGTAGCTGGTTATTCTTCTTCACTTGTGCCTAATGGTACAACAATCATAAGAGTAAAGTCTACAGGCACTTGTTTAAACTATATAGACATTATAGTAGTTACAACAACTACAACCACTACTACAATTGTACCACCACCTACAACAACTACTACAACAACTATTTTTGGAGATACATTCTTTATCACAAACGGTAGTACAAATAGTACGATAAATAACATTACAGTTTCAGCAGCTTCTTTCTACTTCCTCAATACAGGATCATTGCCTGTAGGACCTAGTCAAACTGCTTCAGGTACTCATTCTGCATTAGTTTCAGCTAATATTGATGTAGATGTTACTCAGTCTCTTGGTAATGCATGTCTTACACTTTATGTAAATACAATAGCTGTTGCACAGCAGAATGTAGGTTCAACAGGGGTTTACACCTTCACTGGAATAACCTTTGGAACAACTGATTTAGTAGAGTTTGAGATTGTAGATGGAACTTGTTAAATAAATAAGAATGGCTAAAACAATCGTCATAAAGTTAACTTCCTCAGGACCTACAGCGGGCCCTTTTACAATCACTGATGAATTTGGTAACATTCTAGCAACAGGTGTTACCAAAGATCAGTTGATTGAAGGGGTGAGCTATAGTGTTGCTGATAATGTTACTATGGTGACTTTGGAATCCACTGGTAAATGTAAAAGCAAGAAAACATTCCCTGTTGGTGTTACAAATCCAGTTGATTTAGCATCCGCAGAATACACACAGGTGAGAACAGCTTGTCTCTGGAGACACCTGAAGAACCCAGTGATATACAACTACTTCTATGGAAACATAGAACAATACATCATTGAGTATCCTTTTGCTTATCAGTATCAGGATGAGATTCTTCAGAGTGTACAAGATTACACCAAAGCATACAAGTACTTCCCTGATCCAGATGGTGTGTCTGATGACAACCGCAAGATAGAAACTGATGATGCTTGGTTTAATAAGGCTGTAGTGTATAATGGTCAACAATCTTCAGGTGTGCTTGAACTGGTTCCTAAACCAATCAACAACTTGAAGGAGTACATGAAGTATCCTATATACAACACTGATAGTAAGACAATTACATTCACCAAGAGTGATAACTTCTATCAGTATAACACATTCTGGTCATTGGTTAAGTATAAGCAGGAACCTCTGTTCGTGCGCACGTGCGAGGGTCTGTCTATAGATAAGTTAGTAAACCAAGCAAATATGGATTATGGTAAGAGATCCTTTAAGAAGGAACCTCTGCGTGCTAAAGAATTGAAGGTGAGACACATCCTAGATAATAGATATGATGCGCATCTGGTTAGCCAGTTCATTATTACACCAGCTCAAATCTCTTACAAATAATGGCAAAGAAGCTTACATCCACAAAAGCAAGAAAGATATTGCACGACAAAGAAGTGCATGGGCAACCTTTGACTGACAAACAGCGCAGGTTCTTTGGTGCTATTGCTGGAGGAGCTAAGCCTTACAAAGCTGAATCTGGAGGATGGTTAGATAAGTATGATGCTCCTAAAGCACAGAACGGTATAGAGGGAACAATGGGTGGATTGACAGATAAAGGATTTAATTACAATGGTGCATGGGGTGGTCCATCTATGCAAGTGGGTGGTACTGTTCTTAAATTCTTAGAGCCTACAAGTAAAAAACTACCTGAAGGATATAACCCTAGTCCCATGGCACGTGGAACTAGTACA